CCGCAGAACAGCGTTGTTACCGCGACCTCCAGCTCATTAACACCGTTGTACGCGATACGGGTGGCTCACTAACCGCAAACAGCCGCAACTTCACACTTCCGCAGACTTCTGGACGCTTCGTTACTGTAAAGGGTTTAAACTACTTTACGAGCGCAGGAACCGCTACGGGGCGCGTTCAGCTAAGACCAACTTCCGTTCATTTTATTGATGCGACATGGCCATCTGAAACGGCGGCTTCAGCTTCTTCTGTACCTCAATATTTTGCGCCAATCACGGATCAGACTTTCATCGTAGGTCCGTCTCCTGGTGCCACACTTCATATGGAAGTTATCGGTACTATCAGGCCGACACCACTTTCCGTGTCTAACACGACAACATTTTTAACGAATTATTTATCCGATTTATTCTTCGCAGCCTGCATGAGTTCTGTGAGCGGATATATGCGCGATTATGGCACTCAGGCCGATGATCCAAAGTTGGCCATGAGTTGGGAAAATCAATACGCACAGAGATTGGCTTCTGCCAATCGTGAAGAAATGATGCGCAAGTTCCAATCTGGTGATTGGGTTGGCGAGCCTCGTCCACAGGTTGCTCAGGGATAATAAATTTAAAACATCGGAAACAAGACCAGCGATCTGCTGGCTTTTTTATTGGTAATTCACAATGCCCACAACTACAAATAAGGGATACTCGACCCCGACCTTCAACTCGAACGTTGGCACATGGGGAACGAACGATCTGAACGGTAACTTTACGATCCAGGATGCCAACCTTGCTGGCGTCGTCAGTATTTCTTTATCCAACACTAACGTTTCTCTATCCGCCACCCAAGCGCAAAATCTCGTCATAAAACTTAGCGGCACTCTCACTGGCAGCGTCATTATTTCTTCCCCTATCATTGGCTTTTGCATTGTAGAGAACAACACTAC